TTCCTGTTCAGCAACACGCTGGAGCGGGTGCGGACGATCCGGCCGGACGGCAAGATCGACGGTGCCGATCCGACCATCGCCAACTGCAGCGGCTCGATGACCGTCCGCTTCGACGGGACGACGCTGGTCGCCGAGGCGGCGTCGGGCGCGCCGCTGGTCCTCGAATACGGCTTTACCACCGCCGGCACCAGCCTGCTGAAGTTCGAAATGGCCCGCGTCTTCCTGCCGAAGCCGAAATACACCATCGCCGGCCCCGGCGGCGTCGAGGGCGGCTACGACTGGCGCGCCGCCTACGACTCCCCGACCAGCACGATGCTGAAAGTGACCCTGGTCAACGACGTGGCGGCCTACTCATGATCCGGCTGAGCCGCCCACGTGAGCCGCGCACGGTCGCGCTGGGCTTCGGCGTCACTGTCACGCTGAAGCCGCTGTCGTTCGCCGTCTACCGGGCGGCGATCCATTCCGCCGAACGCCGGGCGCGGGAAATGGCCACCGAAGTCGGTCTGATCGAAGCGGCCGGCGGGTCGATCCTGGACATCCCCAGCCCGCACGACCGTGACGGGATGCGCGGCCTGCGCGACCAGTTCCTGCTGCAGGCGCTGGCGCGGCACGCGATCATCGGCTGGGACGGCGTCGGCGACGATGCCGGCGATCCGGCGCCGGTGACGCCCGAGGCGGCCGATGCCTTGATCTGCGGCCACCCGTTGATCGCCGAGCGTTTCGAGCTCGAATACCTCCGCGACATCACCGAACTGGTCGCCGAGGGAAACGGATCAGGCGCCGCGCCGACTGGCACTTCGGCGGCGGCGCCGGTTACTGCGGCAACTGCCGCGCCAGCCGAGAGCCCTGCGCCGATGGACGGCGAGGCGCGGACGGCCGCTTCTGCCCCTATGACGAACACGCTCCCGTAAGCATCGAAGGTGCTATCGCCTGGGCGCTGCTGACCGAAGGCGCCGCGCAGTGGCTGCGCGCTGGCATGAACGGCGCGATCGTGGGCTTGGACGTTGCGGCGTGCCTGGCGCGACCGTCGGCGGCGGAGCCAGAAGGCGAAGTGTTGGAATACCTGCTGCTCGCCGGCGAGGCCGGCGCGCTCGCGGCGATGCGGCGCACTGAGAACGAACGGTGAAGCTATGGCACAGTCGAACGTCATCGTCCGCCTCAGCCTGAAGGACGCCGACGCGGTGCAGCGCGGGCTGGTCGCGCTCGGCGCCGACGGCGAAAAGGCACTGAAGCGGATCGAAGCGGCCGGGCGAGCACCGTCGGCCGGCCTGAAGGCGCTCGGCGCCGCATCGGACGAACTGAAAGGCAAGTTCGGCGAACTGAGCGGGCAGGCCGGAACGGTCGGCACCGTGCTGGAAACCCTCGGGCCGCGCGGCCTGCTCGCCGCCGCCGGCATCGGCGCGGTCGTCGTGGCACTCGGCGCGGCGATCCGGCAGGCCGACAAGGCGGCACAGACGTTCGCGGAACTGAAGGACGCCAGCGAACGCATCGGCACCAGCGCGACCGCGCTGTCGGCGATCGAGGACGTCTTCACCGCCAACGCCAGTTCAGCCGAAGAAGCGCGCGGCGCACTGGAACACCTGCGGGCGACGATCGCCGAAGCCGCGGGCGGCAGCGCCGACGCGCAGAAGAAGTTCGAAGCCGTAGGGGTCTCGATGGACTTCCTGGCGAAGCACGGCGGCGACGCGAGCCAGGTGCTGGTCGAGATTGCCAAGAACACCGACCTCACGTCGTCGCAGGTCCAGGACCTGGTCGGCAGGGCGGGCAAGGGGCTGGTGCCGGCGCTGGAAGCGCTGCGCGACTCCGGGATCGACTTCAACGACCGGGCGCTCGATCCGATGGCCAACGCGCTCGGCGAGCTGAACGACCGCAGCGAGTTGCTCAACCGACAGTTCGACAAGCTCGGCGCCGAAGGGGCGGTGCAGGTCAAGACGGCGATGCTGGAGCTGAAGCAGGCGTTGTTCGACGCCGAGAGCTGGTTTCTGCGCACCGCCGAGGCTGGTCATCATTTCTGGGAGCAGGTGCTCGACCCGAAAGCCTGGGCAAGCCTCGATGCGATGCGCGGCACTTTGCGCCGCGCGACCGGTCTCGAAGCCGGCCCGACTGCCGCCGAGCCCCCGGCGCCGCCTGCCTCGCCCGCCACAGTACCGCCGGCGCCGATGACGATTTCGCCGCCGGTCGACCCCAATGCGGCGCAGAAGGCGCAAGCGGTGGCGGACAAGGCGGCGGCGCAGATCGAAAAGGAAATTGCTGCGATCGCCAAGTGGAAGGAAGCGTACCTGCAGGCGAGCGGCGACGTCGAGGAAGCGCTGGCCGCCCGCTACCAGCAAGAGGTGCGAACTGCCGAGGCCGAGATCAAAGACGCCGATCGCCTGGCGGAAGCGAAGCAACTGATCCAGGCGACGTTCGCACAACAGCTCGAAAAGATCGACCGCGACAAAAATCAGGCGCTCGCCGAGGCCGCCAGGGAGCTGCAGGAACAGCTCGAAAAGATCGATCAAGATATCGCAGCCGAGCACATTCAGACGTTGCGCAACTCCGGCCGGAATGAAGAGGCGGCGCGGGAGGAGATGAGGCAGCGCGCAGCCGAGATCGAGACTGGTGGCGGCACGATCGATCAGCAGGAGCGGCTGCTCGCCAATGCGAGGCTGCGGATCGAGCGCGAACTTCACGACGCGCTGACGCGGGAGGAAGACGCGATCGGCAGCGCTCGTGCCCAGGCCGCCCGGCAAGCGGGAAATACGATCGAGGCGCTCGAAATCGAGCACCAGCAGCGGCTCCGGCAGATCCGCGACAGCAGCTATTCGACGGAGACACGAACGGCGTTGACGCAGCTGGAGGACGAAAAAAGCGCGCGGATGATGTCCGAAGCCGAGCAGACGCGTTTCACCGACTGGCTGGGCGCGCAGCCGCCGTTGATCCAAGACGTCGCCGACCGGTTGGGCGACCTGGGCTCCAGCGCTGCCGACGCCTTCGCCGAGGCGGTCATCAACGGCGGCAAGCTGTCCACCGTCCTCGAAGGGCTCGCCGCCGACCTGCAGAAAGTGCTGCTGCGCATGGCGATGATGAAGCTGATCGAAGCCGGAGCCAACGCGCTGACCAGCTCGCTCACCAGCACGACAACGCCCACGGCCGGATCGGGAGAATCCGGCGCCGCCCCTGGTCCCGGCACCGGCGGTCTGTACGCGCGTGGCGCCGCCTTCGATGCCGGCAACGTCATCCCGTTTGCCCGTGGCGGCGTCGTCGATCGGCCGACGTTGTTCCCGATGGCCCGCGGCGTCGGGCTGATGGGCGAGGCCGGCCCGGAAGGCGTGCTGCCGCTACGCCGCACAGCGTCCGGCGACCTCGGCGTCGCCGCGTCCGGCGGCGCTCCGAAGGTCACCATCAACGTCATCAACAACGCCGGCGCCAAGGTGACGACCGAGGAGACGAAGGACGGCGACGGCGGGCTCCGGATCGAGGTGATGATCGACGCCGTCGAACATGCGATGGCGCAACGCGCCACCCGGCCTGGCACCACGCTCAATCGGGCGCTGGCGTCGGCGGCCAATCCGGTGCGGGCGCGATGACGCCGCTCTGGCCTCCGTCCCTGCCGCAGTCGCCGCTCGGCGACAGCTTCGCCGAGCAGCCGCCCAATCTGATCGTGCGCTCGCCGATGGACGTCGGGCCGGCGAAGGTCCGCCGCCGATCCACCGCCGGCGTCTCCCGCCTGCAGCTGGCGCAACGCGCCACGCGACCCGGCACCACGCTCAATCGGGCGCTGGCGTCCGCGTCCAATCCGGTGCGGGCGCGATGACGCCGGTCTGGCCTCCCTCCCTGCCGCAGTCGCCGCTCGGCGACAGCTTCTCCGAACAGCCGCCCAATCTGATCGTGCGCTCGCCGATGGACGTCGGGCCGGCGAAGGTCCGCCGCAGATCCACCACCGGCGTCTCCCGCCTGCAGCTGGCGTTCCGTCCCACGCCGGCACAGCTGGCGACGTTCCGCAACTTCCTGCACAACGACATTCAGGACCGCGCGCTGCAGTTCGCCTGGGTGCACCCGGTCACCGGCGTCGCCGGTTCGTTCCGCATCGTCGAACAGCCGACCTTCGAGGCGATCAGCGGCGGCCTCGCCTGGAAGCTGAACGTCGTCTTCGAGATGCTGCCATGACGATCAGTGCCGCCGGCCTCGGCGAGCTCGCCGCCCAGGAAACCGGCACCGCCTGGCTGGTGCTGCTGACGCTCGACCACCCGGATCTCGATCGGCCGATCCGGGTGACGTCCGACGGGGTGGCGACGACGAGCAACGGCGATGTCTTCGAGTCGTTCCCGTTCGAGGTGACGCTGCCCGACGACGTCGAGGGCCGGGCGCCGCAGGCGCGGCTGCGCATCGACAACACCTCGCAGGAAATCATCGCGCTGCTGCGCGGCCTCGTCACCCCGCCGTCGCTGGCCATCCGGATCGTTCGCTCGACCAACCCGGACGTCATCGAGCGCGAATGGGCCGGCCTCGAATGGCGAGCATCGAGCTGGGACATCGGCGCCATCACCGGCACGCTGGCGGTCGACGACCTGGCGACGGAAGAGTTCCCGTACGTCACCTTCGACGGCCGCTTCAAAGGTCTCTGGCCATGATCCCGGTGTGGGCCGGCGACTACGTCGGCATTCCGTTCGTCGATCTCGGCCGCGACCGCGACGGCTGCGACTGCTGGGGCCTGGTCCGCATGATCCTCGCCGAGCGGGCCGGGCTGGTGTTGCCGTGCTGGGCGACCGCCTACGAGAGCGAAGCCAATCGCCAGCGCGTGCTCGGGTTGGCCGAAGACCAGAAGAGCGACGGGCCGTGGCGACGGATCGAACCGCCGGCCGAGCGTACGTTCGACGTCGTCGAGCTGACGCAGCCGGTGCGAAGTGTGGACGGCTGGAGGTTCCTTGCGATCCACGCCGGCCTGGTCGTCACGCCTGGCTGGCTGATCCACGTTGAACGCGCCACCGCCGCGCTGCTGGTCGATTACCGCCGCCTGCCGATGCGCAACCGGGTGGTCGCCTTCTGGCGTCACCGGGAGTTGAACGATGCCGCGTGACGCGCTGATCCCGGCCGGCGGTGACGAGCTTCAGCAGGTCTCGGCCTGCCCGCATCCCTTCGACGGCCGCCGTCTCGACTACACCGTGCCGGCGGGGCTGACGATCGCCGAGATCGTCGAGATCATTCAGCCCGACCCGCTGCTGCGCGCGCACGGCGTCGCCTTCATCGGCGAGGACGCGATCGCCCGGGCCGACTGGCACCGCGTCCGGCCGAAGCCCGGCGCACTGCTGTCGCTCCGGCTGCTGCCGGGGGGCGGCGGTGGCGCCTGGCGGATCGTGGCGCTGGTGGCCATCAGCATCATCGCCATCGTCAGCACCGTGCTGACCGCCGGCGCGCTGACGCCGGCGTGGGGCGCGTTCTACGCCGGCGTGGCCGGCGCTCTCGTCGGCGCTGCGATTACCACCGCCGGTACCCTGCTGGTCAACACCTACCTGCCGGCGCCGGTGCCGGAGATCTCCAGGAACCAGGGCAACGACGCGCCGTCCTACGCCATCACCGGTCAGCGCAACCAGGTGCAGAACTGGAGCAAGGTGCCGTTCCTGCTCGGCCGCTTCAAGCTGACGCCGCCCTACGCGGCGCTGCCGTACCGCGAGATCGTCGGTGGCGAGGTCTATTGGCGCACGCTGTTCGCCTTCTCGCACGGGCCGATCGCGATCGAAGAGATGTTCATCGGCGAGACCGCGCTCGGTAACTTCCGCGATGTCACCTGGCAGTTCCGTCGCGGCTACTGGTCGATGCCGAACAAGGGCAGCTGGGCCGGCGGCACCTTCCCCGCGAACCCGGCGTTCGGCGATACCTGGACCTGTACCGGCGGCGGGTCGGCCGACGGCGCCAACTACGTCGCCGGCGAGACGATCACCTACAACGGCCTCGCCGACCCGAACACCGCCGCTGCCTGGGATCGGGATCAGGACAAGCCGTTCAGCTTGTTTCCCGACGACGTCTACGAAGACCCGCTCAACGTCGCCGTCAAGTACGGCGAGCCGGTGCTGCGCACCAGCCAGCAGAATGGCGACGAGCTGGCGATCGAGCTGGTGTTCGAACGCGGCATCGTCCACATCGAGAACCAGCCGGCCGGCAAGAAGAAGGACAGCAGCGTCGGCGTTCGCATCGAGCAGTCGCCGGCGGGGACGAACGCCTGGGCGACGGTCGTCAGCAGGAACGTCGGCGGCCGGCAGACGACGCCGCTGTACTGGGGCTGGGCCTGGAAGCCCGGCGACTTCTCCGCCCCGAACGCCGAGAAGACATGGGATGTCCGCGTCACCCGGTTGAGCGGCAATTCGGACGAGGAGCGCAACTTCGGCAACTTCTCGTGGATCGCGCTGCGCACACTGACGCACGGCGATCCGGCGCCGGTGCCGGCGGTGGCGATGCTGGCGATGCGTATTCGCTCGTCCGAGCAGCTGCAAGGCGTGCTCGAGACGTTCAACGTCGTCGCCCGGACCATCGCCCGCGACTGGGACGCGTCGACCGGCCGCTGGATCTGGCGGCCGACCTCGCAGCCGGCGGCGCTGTTCCGGCACGCACTCCAGCATCCGGCGCGCGAGAAGCCGGCGAGCGACGCGCAAATCGATCTGGAGCGGATGATCTACTGGGACGGCGTCACCCGGCCGGCCGGCCGCGAGTTCAACGGCGTGATCGAGGCGAAGGGGTCTCTGTGGGATGTGCTGGTCAAGATCGGCCGCGTCGGCCGCGCCATGCCGACGCTGCGGGATCTGCAGTTCTCGGTGATGATCGACGAGCCCCGATCCGTGCCGGTGCGGATGTTCACGCCGCGCAATTCGTGGGCTTACGACGGCGAAATGATCCACGCCGCGACGCCGAACGCCTATCGGATCGGCTACGTCGACCGGGCGCAGGGCTGGCGCACCGACGAAGTGGTGGTCTATGACGACGGCTTCGACGCGGCCAACGCCGTGCGCATCGACAAGGTCGAGTGGCCGGGCATCAGCGATCGCACCCAGGCCTGGAAGGAAGGCCGCTTCCACCTGGCGCAGCAACGGCTGCGCCGCGAGGTGCATCGGATCACCGTCGACTTCGAGCACCTCGCCTGCGAGCGCGGCGACCTGGTGGTGCTGTCGCACGACGTCATCGCCGTCGGCCTGGCATCGGCGCGCGTCGTAGCAACGACCGAGGTCGGACCGAACGTCGCCGACGTCACCCTCGACACAGCCGTGACGATGCAGGGCGGCAAGTTCTACGGCCTGCGCGTCCGGGGCGTCGTCGGCGGCGCGATGCGCACCGACCTCTACCGGCTCTACACCTTCCCCGGCAGCTCGCCGCGGCTCTGGTCCACCAGCCCGCCGCTGATCGCCGACGCGCCGACCGTCGGCGACCTCGCCAGCTTCGGCATCTACGATCGCGAGACGCTGCGCGTCCTGGTGCGCGACATCGAGCCGCAAGGGGATCTCTCGGCGAAGCTGACCCTGATCGCCGAGGCGCCCGGCGTACACACCGCCGAGCAGGGGCCGATCCCGCCGTACGATCCGGTGGTGTCCGCACCGGAGACCCTGCCGGCGCCACTGGTGCTGGGGATCTCCTCCGACGCGCGGGTGATGCTGGTCACGCCGTCGCGGACGCTGATCGACCGCGTCATCTTCTCGTTGCAGCCGATCGCCTTCGACGGCGCGACCATCCACGTGCTCTATCGGCAGCAAGGCACCAGCAGCGCCTGGCAGACGGCGACGGTGCAGGAGGAGACGGCGAGCGCCGTCGCCATCATCGGCCTGCAGTCCGGCGAGACCTACGATTTCCGGCTGCAGTACTGGCATCCGAACCACTTCGCCTCGCCGGTGACGGCGATCAACGCCTACTACGTCATCGGTCGCGTCGGCCCGCCGGAGGACCTGCAGAACCTGTCGCTGGTGATCATCGGCGGTCAGGCCTTGCTGCGCTGGGACCTGGCGGCCGATCTCGACGTGCAATTCGGCGGCTGGATCATGTTCCGGCATACGCCGGAGATGGACGCGACCCTGTGGCCGAACTCGACCTCGCTGGCGCGCGCCGTCACCGGCGACCAGACGCACGTCTGGCTGCCGCTGAAGCCCGGCACCTACTTCGCCCGTGTCTACGACGCCGACGGAAGGCCGTCCCTCGGCTTCGCCGCCGTCTCGACCAGGCAGGCGAGCCTGCTCGACTTCGCGCCGATCGGCGAGGTCGAGGAAGACCCGCTGTTCGCCGGCACCCGGACTCGCTGCCGGCTGGTCGGCGGCGGGCTGGTGCTCGACGCCGAGGACTTCGACGCCATCCCCGACATCGACGCCGAACCCAGCTGGGACGTCTCGGGCGGCGTCGCCGCCACTGGCCTCTACCAGTTCGCCGCCGGCATCGACTTAGGATCCGTGAGGCAGGCGCGGATCACCAGTCATCTGCTGCTGCAGGCGATCAACGAGCGCGATTTCTGGGATGCCAAGATCGGCGAGATCGACAGCTGGCCGGACGTCGACGGCACCCTCGGCGCGTCGGTCGACGCCGCCATCTACGGCAAGTTGACCGACGACGACCCGGCCGGCAGCCCGGCCTGGGGGCCGTTCACCCGCATCGACTCCGCCGAGATCGACGCCCGCGCCGTCGGCCAGATGGAGTGCCGGCTGAGTACCGCCGACCGCGCCTTCAACCTGTGGCTGACACAGCTGCGGGTGAAGGCCGAAGCAGCCACGTAGCCATCGAAGGAAAGTCCATGCCGCACATCGCCAGGCTCGACCAGCAGGGAATGCTGCTCGGGGTCGAGGACTGCTGCACCGAAGACCACAGGACCTGCCCGATCGCCCGCACCGTGGCATTGCCGGACGGCCACGACATGCGCGAGCGGGGCAACGGCTACCGCTGGGACTTCACCAGGGCGTGCTTCCTGCCGCTGTCGGCGGAACCGCTCGACGCCGCCGAGCGCGATACGCCGGAACTGGTCGAGGGGCTGGTGCAGGCGATCGAGCACATCCAGCAGCTGATGCAACTCGACCTGCCGAAGACCAGCCAGCGGGCGCTTACGAACTATCGCCGGCGCAACCCGCGCCGTACGCCAGAGGTCGTCGAAGTGACGACGGGGGAGCCGGCATGACCCAGGCATCCGATCTCGGCGGCATCGCCAACCAGCTGGCGGCGTTCTATCGCGCCCGCGTCAACGTCAACCTGCAGGCGCTGGCGACGCAGCACTACGGATCCTCCGAACCGCCGCTGATCTACCCGAACATGCTCTGGTTCGACAGCGGCAGCGGCAACGTCAAGCTGCGTGATCCGACCAACACCGCCTGGGGGATCGTCGGCACCATCGGCCCGCCGATGAAGTGGACCAACGTCGACTTGCCCTCGACGGCGTTCACCACCGGCGACGTCAAGCAGACCTTCAAGACGGTCGCCGACGCCGGCTGGGTGCTGATGAACGACGGCACGATCGGCGACGGCAGCTCGGGCGCCTCCACCCGCGCCAACCCGGACACGCAGGCGCTGTTCACGCTGCTGTGGAGCAACATCGCCGACGCGTATTGCACGGTCTACGCCGCCGGCACCGGGACGGCGACCGGGCGTGGCGGGTCGGCGGCGGCGGACTGGGCGGCGCACCGGCACATCCTGCTGCCGAAGGCGCTCGGCCGGGTGTTCGCGCACGCCGGCTGGGGCGCCGGCCTGAGCAACTTCGCCCTGGGATCGTCCTGGGGCAACGAGACCATCGGCCTCGTCCTCAACAACCTGCCGCCGCACGCGCATTCGTTCTCGGTGCCGGCGCACGGGCACCCCTACGCCATCGATCCCAGCTCGGCGAACAGCTGGAGCTCGAACGGAGCCGGGGGCTTCCCGACCGGCGGCGCCGGCGCGGTGAAACCGGCCTGGACCGGCGGGGTCGGCGACGGCAACGACGCCCACATCATCGGCGGCGGCGGCGGCGCCAGCGGCGACACCGGCTCTGCCGGCAGCGGCGAGGCGCACTTCAATATCCAGCCGACCACCTACCTCAACGTCATGATCAAGCTCTGAGGGCGGCCAGATGACCCAAGCGTCCAACCTAGGAGCCGTTCCGACCGGGAGCGGCGCGCAGGTGCGGCAGGACTTCAACGCCTGCGACCAGGCGCTGGCGACCGAGCACGAGGGCCCGTTCGCGCCGTCGATCACCTATCCGTTCATGCGCTGGCGCAACGACACCGGCAAGCTGATCAAGCGCCGCAACGCCGCCAACAGCGCCTGGGAGATCGTCGAGAACTACGGCGCCAGCACCGATCCGACCACCGGCGACGACGCTGCCGATGGCTGGGTGCGCGGTGCGCTGTGGCTGAACGTCGGCGCCGGGCGCGTATTCTTCTGCGCCGATCCGACCACTGGTGCCGCGGTGTGGACGCAGGCCGGCGGCAGCGGCGGCGTTTCCAGCGCCTTCGGCCGCACCGGCGCGGTCGTGAAGGCCGTCGGCGACTACACCGCCGACGATGTCACCGACACCGCCGGCAAGGTGATGATGACCGCGGGCGAGCGCACGACCCTGGCGCAGATCAGCTTCCCGGCCAAGGTGATCCCGCTCGCCGGCACCGGCTCCAACAGCGACAACGCCGCCATCCGCGCCGCCATCGCCGCGATCAAGGCGTCCGGCCAGCCGGGCGAGATCCTGATGTCCGGCGACTTCAAGATCGGCCACGGCGGGGACCTGACCGGCATCGACCCGGACAGCTGCCCGTACCTGAAGCTGACCGGCCGCGGTTCCTGCCGCTGGTACAAGGGCGTCGCGGCGACGACCCTCGGCATGACCGGCGGGTTCGATCCCGAGGACGGCACCGCCTACCGGCTGCTCGGCCGCGACATCGACGACGGCGCCGGCAAGACGCTGATCATCAGCAACATGATCTTCGAGGGCGACTTAGGCACGACGATGAAGCAGCTCGGCGACGGCAGCCGGCTGATCGCCCTCGACAACTACGACCGGGTCGAGCTCACCGACGTCGAAGGCCGCTGGGGCTCGCAGATGGGCTTCACCTTCGGCTACTGCAACCAGGTCCGCGCCAACCGCATCCGCCTCGACCACATCGCCCGCGACGGCTTCAACGCCTCGAACTGCGCCGATGTCGCCGTCACCGACTCGGACTTCGAGTTCATCATCGACGACTGCTGCGCCGCCAACCTGTCGGCCGTCGCGGCCGACGATCCCGGCCAGCAGCGCGCTTTCCGCTTCCTCGGCAACCGCGTCTTCCAATGCCAGGGCGTCAAGCTGCTCGGCGGCAAGCATGTGCTGATCGCCGGCAACAGCTTCCGCGTGCCGTTCAACTACGCGGTGTTCCTCGGCGGCGACGACAGCTACGGCGAGGGAGCCAGGGCGATCGAGGACGTGCTGGTCTACGGCAACAGCGTCACCGACCTGGTGACCGCCGATCAGGTGGGCAACGTCAACACCGTCGATACCGCGATCATCGTCAGCCAGTTCAGCGCCACACCGCGCAACGTCGTCATCCGCGGCAACACCCTGGCGCAACGGACGGCGACCAACGGCTCGACCTGGTCGGCGCTGAAGCTGCACGGCATCGCCGGCGAAAACCGCCAGTGGCGCCTCGACGCCACCTTCGGCGACCTGCTGTGGTACGACCCGACGCTGGTCGGCGAAATCTTCGTCGGCCAGGGCAAGGCGGTGCGCATCGAGGCGCCGAACGGCCTCGACCGGCTGACCTACGACATCGACGACAATCGCTTCGACGGCTTCTCCGACGACGACGTCCTGCGCTCGCAGCCGATGTGGGACGGCACGCAGAGCTGGGCGGTGCCGCTCCTCTCGACCGAGTTTCCGGTCGGCGCCCCGGCGCGGGCCACCGGCATCGACCTGCGCGGCTACCTGCAGATCCGCCTCGTCGTCTCGGTCGGCGGCGCCGGTGGGCTCGCCGATACGGTATTGAGCCTCCGCTATTCGCTCGACGGCGGTGTGAGCTGGGCCGACAGCGGCGCGGAGCTGGCCCTCACCGGCGCCGGCGACGAAACGAACTGGGGCGGCTGGGCGGACATTCCCGACACGCTGCGGCAATCGATCGACGTGCAGCTGGCGATGTTCGGAAGCAACGGCAACGGCTCGACCGCGGCGACGATCACCTCGATCGGCGTCGACGTGAAGAACGTCGATCAGACCAGCGCCGCCCGGCTGCTGCCGATGCAGGTGCTGCCTGCGGAGAAGCTGGCGGCCGACGGCACGGCGCTGCGCAGCTACAGCCCGCAGGACATCGCCGACATCGGCTTCGCCGCGACGCCGGCGCCGACCGTCCGCACCGGCACCAGCTACACCCTGGCGCTGGCCGACAACCATCGCCTGGTCGAATGCGCCAACGCCGCCGCGATCACGGTGACCGTGCCGACCGACGCTGCGGTCGACTTCCCGCTCGGCGCCCGCATCGAGATCGCGCAGACCGCCGCCGGGCAGATCACCGTCTCCGGAGGAGGCGTAACGCTGCGGCTGCCGGCAGGCAAGACGGCGAAGACCCGCCTGCAGTATTCCGTGATCGTGCTCACGAAACGCACCTACGACGAGTGGATTCTCAGCGGCGACCTCGCCTAGAGCAAATTGGGGTTGGTTTGTGCGAGGGAAGCGGCGAACATGGATCGCGAGGTCGAGGGCGAACACGCGTCCCGCCAATTTGCGGGCTCTGCGGTCTCCCGATTGGGGCCACCACCGCGTCCCTTGACGACGCATTAAGACCAAGAGTCTGACCGCAAACAAAAGGCGAAAATTCAATGGGTTGTTTTCGAAATGCCACTTAGAACAATTGAGAGGATAGTCGCGGAAGGGTTTCTTGGTGTTTTCCATTGTTGCAATATCAATATTCATATGACCTTTATCATTAGCGTTCGCCTGATCGTTTTGCTTTCATTGCAAGTAGCGCGGCCTGACTCCGCCAGTGCCACACAACCTAGCTTCGATTGCGGCAAAGCAAGGAGTTGGTCGGAACGTGAGCTCTGCCGCGACGATACTCTCGCAAGCTTGGACGTAACACTTGCTTCGCTTTATCAGAGCCAGGTGACACGCTTTGAGGGGACACAGAAGAAAGCTCTCATAAAAGCGCAAGGAGAATGGATCGCAAATCGTGACGCTTGCAAGTATTCAGATTCACCGGCAAAATGCCTTATTGAAATCTACAATAAGAGGATTTCCGAATTATCGGATACCCCGAGCTTCGAAATTGGATCGACAAACCAGCCGACTGCTTTACCGCCCGAGCGATCGTCAACGTCGGTGGCGAAAGTGGTTCCAGACGCTCGGGAATTCGAGGGAGTGTGGACGGGTACCGGAAAGCAATCCAACGGGAGCGTTTGGACCATACGAATTGAAATCAATGAAGCCGCCGCTCAGTACTTGGTGGCGTATCCAAGCTTGAACTGCGGCGGTCGATTGTTACCGCAGAGCCGGGAGACCAACCGATTCAACTTCCGTGAGCAAATCACTTATGGGCATGGTGCGTGCGTCGATCAAGGCATTATGGAGTTGACACATGCCAGCAAGGATAAGCTGAATTTCTCTTGGGCATATCCCAATGGCAAGCGTGACGCTTCCGGCCAGTTGTCGCGTAGCCATGAGGAAGCCATCCCGACGGCTAGCGATGTCAAAACTCCCCAGCCTGGACCAAGTATCGCTTCACAGACCGAAGCAAGGCTCGGAATCGGCGAACTCCAGGAGGGCAAAGCTGCCCAAACTCACCTTGGAGCAAGGTTTCAGGAAGAGACTGCTACTCCAAAAAAAAGCAAATCATCTGCACAAGCGACTGCTGCCCACACAGATGCCGAAGATGCTGAATATGAGGTATATGCTTGCAATCAAGGCGCGAAATGCCAAGGTGTGCAAGGAAAGCAACTTGAATTGTGCGAAACACCAAAGAATAGCGTATTTGTATATTTGCAAGACACCCAAGTACTGCTGAACGATGACGTTGCTAACGCGTATATTTTGCGCGCTTATCGAATAGCAACCGACTTTTGTACAAGGAAAGGTGCCCCTGCTAATATATGTATTATGTCTATTAGGGATCGTCGGGCAGTGGAAAGAAAGTGCTTCGCTGGAGGATACGTGGATAGTTCAGGGGACGTAAAAGTTTATTACAATAATCTCGTTAAGGCGGCGGCAGAAGCACGAGTGGAGGCGCAAAAACAGGAAGAAATGAAGGAAAATGCGCGGCGCGCCATGCAGGCAAAACGCGATGCGCTGTTAGCATTTTTTAAGAAGGCGGATGTGATCAAGGTTATTGATCTTTCTCAGCTTTCTGCTAATCCGTTTTTATATGACCGTAATAACGTAGCAAGTATTGCATATTTTGAGCAGATGATATCTAAAGATGAAGCGCTATTCAGTAAGGACGGTATAGGCGCAATTGTTTCCGAGATTCCCGCGGATCGATTTACAGAGCGGCGCACTGTTCTGTTGGCTGGGCGTGTCAAAGGCAATAGGGCTTGGAAAACGCCGTTCGGCGGGGAAGTGCTTGTTCCTTTTCTTAAGTACATCGACGTCTTTGAGGGGGGATACGATGCGGAGGACCTTGAGTGGGCTAAGGCCCAGGCGGGAATTAAGTGACAGTCCCGAGGTGAGTGGTCCGAAGCTGCTTATGCACCTAGCTCCGGGAGCACGAGATATTGATGACATGGGCTCGGCATGCGGCTACGATGTTCTGGTTTGTACGCATAACGGGTGGGCACGATAGAGCGGTTCCCGAGTTCGCTGATCGAGTTCCAGCGACGGTTTAGCAGCGAGGAGGCTTGCGCGAGCTGCTGTTCGCGGCCCGCTGGACCACCGGCTTCGTCTGCCCGGGCTGCCGTGGCGCGCGGGCGTGGACGCTGAGGACCAAGCTGGACACCTTCGAATGCGCGTCGTGCGGTCGCCAGACGTCGGTGACGGCGGGCACCGTTTCCTGCATGCCAGCAAGCTGCCGCTGACGGTCTGGTTCCTGGCTGCCTTCCTGATGGCGACGCACTCCAACGGCATCTCGGCATTGCCGGCATTGCAACTGCAGGCGCAACTGGGCCTGGGCTCGCACCGGACGGCCTGGATGCTGGCCGCCAAACTGCGCCGGGCGATGCTGGCACCCGGCCGCCATCCCCTGGCCAGCCTCGTCGAGGTCGACGGGAGCAGCCTGCCGCTGCGGACCAAAGACGACCCGCCGGCCGGCGGCCAGGGGCGCAGCCATGACGGCAAGATTCTGATTGTCGGCGCGATCGACGTCAACGACGGCAAGCCCGGACGGCTGGAGCGGCTGTCCCGGCGCCCCCGGCGTCAACCACGACCCGCACGTCATAGGCCCGATGGCCGCCCATATCGTCCTGCCGTGGGCCCATCGCGTCTTCGCCAACCTGAAAACCTGGGCGCTCGGCGTCTACCACGGCCTGGGTAGCGTCCGCCCGGGTGGTGTGAAATCTCGGAGCGAAGCCGGCGGGCGGAGCTCCGCAACAAGCGGAGCCCGTCGGCTTCGCGGTGGTCGGGGCGGTC